TAGCGTTTGGTAAGCGGCTTGGCCGGCGCGTCCGAGGGCCCGAGCGCGGCGCCCACGCGGTTCTTCACCGCCGCCACGCCGACGTTGCCGATCTTGAACATCTGACTCTGCTTGAAGTTCAGCCGGTCGAGCCGGATCTGCTTCTTCTGCCAGATGCGCACCGAGGCCATGGGTCAGGTCTGCCGCAGACGAAGAAGGAGGCCGCCCGCGTGGTCGGCCTCGATGTCAAACACCTTGTAGGTCGCGCCATCGACGGCGGCCTCATCCCCTCGTTGTGGAGGCGTGGCGAATGCTGCCGCTCGAACGAACATGACCGCATACACGCCCGGCGCATTGTCCTCCACCTCGCGCGTGGCCTCGAAGATCACCCGGACGGTGGCCTGCCCGCCGGTCTGCGGCAGAAACGTGACGTCCCTGCCGAAGGCCCGCAGACAAGCCTCATCCATCCGGCCGATCGCATCGGTGAATACCATCAGGAGAGGAATGCGCCGTTCAGCCGCACGCGCCCCATGGCATCACCGTCGGACGCGGCCCTTACGGCCACGCCGATCAGCTTGTTGCCCGTGGCGTTCTTGCTGATGCGCTTATTGGTGTCGTCCCAGTAGAGCAGCGCGCCTTGCGTCCAGCCGGTGCTGGCGCCGGTCTCGCGCACCAGGTCGAACACGCCCGCCACCTGGAACTCGCCCTCGTCGCCGTTGGCGTAGTCGTTCGACGCCACACCGAAGATCGAGCCGATCAGCGCGCCGCCGCCCGAGCTCACCGCGTACGGCGCGGTGAGCGTCAGCGTCTCACCCTTCTGCAAGTAGTTCTTCATCGTTCAATCCTCCTGATCACGCTCCCGCATTCTTCTGCATGCCGCGCCAGTCGATCGCCTTGGCCCCGAAGTCGAGGCGGGCCTTGATCTCGACCCCGTCCACGTCAAAGCCCTGCCGCGTTTCGATGTACACGCCGTCCTGGCCTTCGAGATACGCGTACTCAATCGTGTCGATCTGATCGGGCGAGGCGAACAGATACCAGGCCGTGGCGCTCGCCGCATCGAGGCGCGGTTCTGCGATCGGCGTCAGTGCCCGGATGTAGTCCGGCACCACGTTGGCCGACTGCGCCGGCGCCAGGTTCGCCGCCACCAGCTGGAACGCCGTGAGCTGCAACGCAACGGGCACGGCGAGATACCGCGCCTGCACGTTCAGCGTGGTGATGCCGTCGAGACCCTTCTGTTTGGCCATCGCGGCCATACCCGCGCCCAGCCCGGCCAGCGCCAGCGCGCTGCCCGCGCCCGAGTTCAGGTTCGTGTGGTTGGCATGGAACAGCGCGACGCCGTCGCCCATCGCCGGGTTCGAGGTGATGATGCCCCAGACCGTATCGCTTTCAAGCGTGGCCGCGGCCACGCCGAAGCCGGCCGGGATGCGCGTGAACGCGCCCAGGTCGTCGTTGATGATCACCTGCCGGGTGATCGAGACGATCCGGCCGTAGGTGGCAAGCTTGTAGGTCTCCTTCGATTCGCCGATCGAGCCATGGGTGAACTCGCCCTTCTCGTTCACCTTCTGGAGGCTCGGCGCCTCGCCCAACTGCACGGCGTTGATGTTCTTGAAATCGACCGCGGAGCGCCGCCGCGAGAACGGCAGGAACGTGCGCGGGTAGGCGTCGTAGGCCTGGCGCAGCGTCTTGTTAGCCACGTCAGCAAGGATGCCGGGAAAATCGGAGGTCGAGAGCGCCAGTTTGGCGATCTCGTGGCGTGGCATCCGGCGCGTGCGCGTGCCCGTGACCTCCAGACACTCCCGCGCCAGGTCGAGCAGCGTCTGCCCGGCCCAGTCGCGGCCCAACTCGTCCTTCAGCGGAAACAGCGCCGGATCGTAGCGGTGCAAGAGCGCCGCCGTAATCCCCGCCCGCCGCGTTTCGGCCTCGTCGCGCGTGACCACGGCGGCCGCGCTGCGGATCGGCGCCGCCTCGCTCCGCCTGGCGAGTTCGTCGAGCGCCACTTTGCGGAAGTCCTCGACCGAGGTGCCGGCTTCGACGTGCTGCGCAACCAGCCGCTCGTCGAGGCCGACCGCCCGGCCGACTTTCTCGATTTCCTGGATGCGCGTGCGTTCGGCCAGCGCCGCGGCCTGGCGCTCGGCATCCACGTTGATTTCGACACGGGCTTGGCCGCCCGCGTCAACGATGGTTTCTTCCATCTTCTGCTCCTGTGGGCCAGTTGCCCGTTCGAACTTGAATCCCGCTCCGGGGTCGGCGCCGATGGGAACCAGCGACACCTCTTCGGGCTCCCAATCGGTCACCAGCACCTGGCGCATCTCTCCTCCTTGCGGCGTCACATCCTCGACGGCGTGAATGGCGACGCCCATCGAGGCGTTGCGCAGGATGCCGTCCTCGACGTCGTGCCAGATCGGATCGACCTCGGCGCGCTTCGAAAACCGCACCGTGGCCTTGCCCTGGCCGTTCTCAATCCAGGCTCTGGTGATCACGCCGATTACGTCGTCCACGGTGAAATCGCGATGCGAGTTGAGCAGCGGCGCCGAGCCACTCGCCAAGCGCCCCATGCGGATCGCGCCAGGCTCCATCGAGAAACGCATCTCGTAAGCGCCTCGCCCGTCGTAGCGGCGCACGGCGGCACCGGTGTACCAGGTGAGCGTCGCGGTGCGCTCGCCTCGCTCAGCCGGAGCCAGCGCCTCAAACTGGGCTTCCAGCCGCTCCCGCGCCGGATATTCGGCAACATTTTGCCGGATTGAAAGTGCTTGTTCGCTCATGGAATGTCCTTCTGTTGAGTGCCCGTCTGCGTGACCCTGCGCGGGTCGCCGTCGAGCACGATGCCCTTCGTGTCGAGCAACCGGTTGATTTCGGCGATCTGTTCGAACTGCGCGTCCGGGTCGTAGCCCTGCATGGCGATCGCCTGGCGCAGCGTCAACGTGCCCGTGCGAATCTGATTCAAGATCGCGATCGAATCCTTGTACGGGTCGACGCTGCCGAAGCCCGGCGGCGTCCACTCCGCGCGGATCGGCCCAGGCCGCGGAATCGCGCCGGCGGCGTAGGCGACCGTGACGAAGCGATTCCAGACCGGCGTGCAGAACATCGGGATGAAGGTCAGCCAGCGGAACCCCTCGATGCCGTTGCGGAAGCTCAGCAGCCCGGCGCGGTAGCTCGAGTAGTTCACGCGCGAGAGATCACCGGTCAACTGCTCGTAGGTGAGTTGAAGGCCAGTGGCGATCTGCGCCTGCTTCGCGGCGACGTAATCCCGGTAACCAGCCGAGGTCGAGGGTGAGGCGAAGGTGATCTCTTCGCCGGGCTTTAGGTATTCGATCATGCCGGGCTCGAAGCTTTCGACCCGCTTGCCCGTCGCAGGATCCGGGGCCGCGGGTGCGATCGGCGGACCCTCCGGGCCCTGCGGCTGCGTCACGAAGGCCGCAAAACAGGCCTCGATCTTCTTTCGAACCAGTTCGGCTTCCTCGTACTCGTCGAGGTCGCGCAGCGTGACCACCACGGGCGCGAGCCACGGGACACCCCGCACCTGGCCGGGACGGTCCTTGCGGTAGATGTGCAACACCTCCGAGGCCGGCACGCGGATCGATTGAGGCGACGCCCCGCCGCGCACGCCCGTCTGAACGACGTCGCCCGGATGCTGGCCGTAGAGCCAGTAGAAGATGCGGCGGCCGACCAGGTCGAACTCGACGCCCTGGATGATGTAGCCGGTATCGGTCCTCTGGGTCTTGGTCTGATCGAGGTAGTCGGGCTCCAGCACCTGAAGCTGAAGGGGAACGGTCAAACCATCGCCCGCGCGGCGCTGCCGGAAGCGCACCAGGCATTCGCCGCTCTCAAACACCGTGCGGGTCGCCAGCGCCTGAAGCCCGTAGAAATCGAGCTGCCCGTCGGCGTCGCACTCCTCCATCCAGTCCGCCCACACGGCATTGATCGCGCGGTCGGCATCTGGCTCGCCGCTCCGCGCCTGCACCGTGATGCCCGTGCCGATCGCGTTGCCCACGACCTCCGCGACAGCACGCGCGCCGTAGGCGTTGTTGCGGATCAGGTCACGCGAGCGCTCGCGGAGTTTCGACAGCGCCACAGCGATCTCGGCGTTGGCCGAGTTTCCGGCAGTGATCCAGCCGCCGGTGCGCCGGTCCGTCCGCGCGCCTTCATAGGCCAGCCGGATCAGGTCTCCGGCGCGGCGCGCCCGCAGCCGGCGCAGGCCTGCCTCGGGCGAGATCCAGGAGATCGCTTTATCGAGCCAGTTCATCCTTTTGAGGTCTGTGCGAAGCTGAAACGGTCCATGGGGGTGCCGGATTCGGCTGCCAGCGCTTCCCGGATGAGAGCGCGCGCCTGGAGCAGTTCGTCCATCGAGCGGTAAGTCACGGTGCGGTCGCCGAAGCGGACGGTCAACTCGCCGCTCGCGATCGCCGCCTCGATGGCGTCAAGTTGCTGCTGCGTCCACGCCATCTACCCGCGCCTCCGCTTGAAGTAGAACGTCGCCCGCGTTCCGAATTCGCGCACGACAGCCACCAGTTCCCACCCTTGCGCGCCACGCTCGGCGAGCAACTCGGGCGATTCGGCCTCGCCTGTAATCACTAGGTATTCCCAGGCGCCACGCGCATTCTGAGGCTCGCTGCGCACCTTCATCGCGACAACCACTTCCTCGCTCGATTGCCCAGCCAGCGCTCGCGCTCCCGGTCGTCATCCGGAACCGGTCGCGGCCGATTCGCCGCCAGGATCCGGTCGGCTTCGTTGTCGAGCGACAGGCCCATCGAGACCAACGCCCGCAGCGCGGCGTAGGCGTAGACGCGTGCGTCGAGCGCCTCCTGGCGCACGCCGGGCTTGGGCCGCCACTCGCGCTTGGGATGGCCCTTGGCGTACGTGGTCACCAGCACTTCGCCCAGGAGCTGCTCGAAGTACGCCTCTTCGCGGTCCGCCGGAAAATGCGAATAGCCGGGCGTGCCGGGCGTGGGGTTCCTGAGCCGCCCGTAGATCGTCTCTTTGGCCGTGTCCGTGCCCACGATCCACGGCTTCTCCCCGCGGATATTCTTCGCCGTCGGCCTGCGCTGCCAGACGGGCAGCGGCCCGCCCTTGCCCTTCACCGCGAAGATGCGCCGGTGATAGCGCGTCCGGCAGAACTCATACACCGCCTGCGACTCGTAGCCGGCGTCGATCGAGCATGCCGAAACAGGTAGAGAGACTCCGGTCTCATGCGGCCAGCGGCGCTCGAGGTAGGTATCGAGCTCCTGCCAGACCAGCGCTCCCGAAGGATCGCCCGGCAACACGCGGTACTCGATCGACCACGATTCCTCACCGCGTCCCCAGCCCACGAGCTCCAGCTCGAGCCGGTCCTTCTGGACATCGACCCCGGCGGTCAGCACCACAGCACCGTACGGAACCGCAGCTCGGTAATGCTCGCGCCGCGCCATGACGGCGGCCTGGTCGACCGTGGTCTCGGCCGCATCGTCCCAGGGCTCGGCGAGCACCGTGTTGACGAACTCGCGCAGCGTTTCGATCGACTTCTTGTCGGCGAGGAACTTCTTCGCCAGCGCGCCCCACTTGCGCCAGGGCGAGTACAGGCCGTTGATCCAGAAGCCCGCAACGTCGGCGACCTCGGGCCGGGCGGCGCGCCACTCGCCGGCGCGGAGCATGCCGTGTTTCTGCCAGTCGGCGATCAGCTTCGAGCACTGCTCGCAGCGGTACTGCGCCTTGTCCGGCGCATCCTTCGGCCAGACGAGGTTGCTCCACATGAGCACCTGAAACGCCCCGCAGTGTGGACAGGGCACCCAGTAGCTCTGCTGGTTCGACTGGAGCCAGGCTTGCTCGGTGCGCGAGGCGCCCTTGGTCGTCGGCGTCGAGCAGAGCACGATCTTCCGATTCCAGAAATTGGCCGTGCGGGTGATGGCCAGGTTCACCGGGTCGCCTTCACTGCCGGCGCTCGCCGGATAACGGTCCACCTCATCGAGCAGGCAGTAGCGGATCGAGCGCATAGCCAGACCCGCCGGTGAGTTCGCCGCCGCGAGCGTGATCGAGCCGCCCAGGAACTTCTTGTGCAGGATCGTATTGTTCGAATCCCGCGAGCGCGCATCAGCGACCTTGCCACGCAGGCACGGCGTGTCCCGCAGCATGGGCGCGAGACGGTCCTTGGAAAAGGCCTCGGCATCCACCTCACGTGGCTCGACCAGCAACACCGGGCCCGGATCGAGTTCAATGATGTAGCCGAGGAAGTTCTCGAGCAGTGAACTCTTCCCGCTCTGAGCAGCCCACATCATGACGACCGTTTCGTAGGGGCTCGACGGGCCCATAGCGTCCATCACCGCCCGCTGATACGGCGCCCGGTCCGTGCGCCACTCGCCCTTCTCCGCGGCCGACTCCGACGACAGCCGCCGGTTCTGATCGGCCCACTGCGAAACGGTCAGGTCCGGCGGCGGTAACAGCACATCGGCCGCCAGAATCTGGATTTCATCAGCGCGCATGCTGGACGGCGCTCCGGGTATCGTGCAGCAGGACGCGCACCTCGCGCATCAGCACGTCCCACACCTGGCGTTCATCAGTGAGTGGCGCGACCTCCGGCGCAACGCGGTTCGGCCACGCCATCGCGGTTTCCTTAATCACCATGAGGATCGCCTCGATCCGCTGGCGAAACAGGTCCGTCTCCATCAGCTTGCCCATCCGCTGGTCGTACTCCATCTTGCGGAGCCGGGCCTTGAAGACCATGTCGGCGGTCTTAGCCTGGGCAAACGTCGTCCCCGTGGAGGCGGTCTCAATCGGAGCGGCTGCCACGCGTTCCGACACCGGCTCGGGCCGGTCGTCGAGCACCGCGTCCGAAGCGGCCACGTCCACTTTGCCGCCGCGCATCACCAGCACGCCGGCCTTGGCCAGACGGCTGATGTACTGGCGGCTCTTCGCGCGGTGCCGCGCGTATTCGGCCTGGCTCATCAGCTTATCTGGCATGCCTGCCCCTATCTGTTTGAAACGTTGTGCGATTCAGTTGTTCAATTCCGCTTGCTTCTTCGCGCGGGTGAAGCGATGAATGGGTTCGCAATGAGGAACACCAAAGCGCAATCGACCACGCAACAAACCGCCGCCGGCTGCTACGCCGCGCGGTACGCCGAAGCCCAGGACCTGCTCAAGCGCATCGCCACGCGCCTCGCTGAGCACAAGAAGCGGCAGGCCGCCGCGCCGGCCGACTGGGGCTATGCCGGCGACCTCGGTCGCATCAACGAGCAGCTCGCCTACGTGCTGGCCGACCTGGGCGACCCGAGCGCGGTCCACGCCAAGGGCCTCGAGTACTGAACCACCAGGAGACGAACCATGACCGCACAACCCTACATCGAATGCTCGCTGTGCGATGAGCCGAAA